TGAACGAGGGTCGAATTTTGGAACCGTATTCTGGACTTCTTCAAAAGTCGGTCCCTGTTTGCCTTTTTAAAATTGCAGGGAATTTGTCGTTATGGACGATAGTAAAAACTTGGACAATCAAATTCGTGCATAACCCAAAATGGCATAGAGGATGAAAGTCAGAGGCCGAACCTTGCTCTATATAGAGAACCCTGTACCGAATGATATAGTTCGCAGGCGGAAACCTCAATATATTATATTATTGGATGGTGTGTTAAGTTTAAGTCTACCAAATGTCTACCAAAAGCAGCCCGGAACCGTTGCGGTTCCGGGCCTTTTTGCGCTTGGCATGCCCGGCGTGTCTACCAGAGGTCTACCAACGCCACTTTTTGCCGCTCTTTTGTGCCATTTGGAACTGCATGTGGGGGGAATCCCTCCTTTTTCATGGCTTGCAAGGGGCGTCATACTCCCCTTTCTGTTGTACCACAGACCAACACTTTTGTAAAGCCTCAGAATAATAATATTGATATCCGACATCGCCACGCCGGATATCTTGCACGGGCATCAAGTCATACAAGTGAAGTCCAAAAACTATTGCATGGTAGTGAGGACGGAAGGTCGTGGAGCCATACTCACCACAAGCAAAATAGCGAATGTGGTCATCGGGGAAAGCTTTGCGAAGACGCTTCCAAAACAACTGTAAATCTCTCTTACACAGTGAAAGGGACTGCATCGCCTCTCCGGTCTCCGGATCAGCATACCAGTGACGGGGTACATGTTCTTCGTCATAGGTCAAAGTCAGGAAATAAGCGGAATCGTGATATTCGAGTTCCATCATACAGCGGTTAGCCCAGTCACGAGAGCGAGCAATGCGGCAGCCCTCACACTTACCACAGGGGATTTCAACCCAATCAAGCCAAGCCTTTTCGGAATAAGCAGAAATCTCGGGAACATCGGAAGTACAAATGCGACCCTTGCGCAGCTCCAAATGATGAACACCATAAGGAACTATCTTCATATCTGCCTTGCCGTTCTTCGTGGTGCCGATTCTAAATCCCTTCAAAGGATGGAAACAAGCTATAAAATCACCCTCTCCGTACTCGGTTGGTCTGGTGGTGTCAGTGGGAACCAATATATCAAGATAGTATTGGTTCCCACACCCTCCACCTGACAGCCTCAGTCGTCAGCGCTTTTTGCGCTTCTTTGAAGCATCTTTACCAGAAGCAGCACCGGGCAGCACGTTGGCAAAATAATCAAAGATGCTCTTACCCCAGGGTAAATTTGCATTCTGAATATCCTCGACAGCCTGAGTGCCAAGACCGCCAAAAGCATTCCAAGCATTATTCGGAAAAGCTTCTTTGATATCAAACTCCTGCTTAAAGCCTGCCTGCTGTAAATCTTTATTCACCTCGGCATTAAAGGCGGCAATCTCCTTTTGGGTCATAGACTGCACGTCATAACCATACTTTTGCGCAGCGGCATGGATAGAGGCAGAAACCTTCTGAGCAGCGGCAGACTGGTCAGCAGCATACTTTGTACCAGCTAAATGAGCATCAGCAGTATAACGTTGAGCAGCGGCAGAAATAGTAGCTGTATTAAGCTGAGTCTGTGCCTGGAGTTCGGAAGTATATTTGGACATAGCCGTATATTTATCCGCGATAGCCTGATTAGACTGAGCGGAAACACGGGTGCCCTCAAGGCTTAAAAGAGAACTAAGCAAGCTCCCAAACAAGCCAGCAACAGCACCAGTAGCACTATTATCCACGCTGCCCATAGCACCGGACGGGGCAGAGGAGCTAGCCGTTGCGCCAGAAGTAACAGCGGCACCGCTACCACCAGTGACAGAAAGAACGGGATTAAGGCCAGCAGCAATTAAGTCACGCACCTCTCGTTGATGGGCAGTAGAGCTCATACGCTCCTGCCAATCTCTATTTTTTTGGGCCTCTTGACTGTTATACCGACGCATGGTTTCGTACTGCGCTTCCTGCCACTTCCGGAGTTGTTCTGCCTGTTGAGCGCTGGCGGCGGTATTGCTGCCCGCAATACCTTGGAGGGCGCCAGTTATAGATCCAGTAGTGTTAAGTCGGTATTTATCAAGAGACCCAGGTCTTACAATAGCACCAGGAGAGGCAGTAGTCAAGGCCGACTTAGCCGAATTCATAGCCATAATCTCACCTCTTAGTGATGGTCGATAAGGCCAGGGATACTATACATAGGCATAGGCCGAGTAGCCTTACACTGGATGTAGAGGTCGGCAAACATCTGATTAGACACAGAACTTGTAACAGCAAGTACACGGTCAACATTGGTCTTATCCTCACGAATCCACGCATCAGACAGCTTCGGAAGCTGGGTATACTCATCGGCAAGATGCCAGACATCCAAAGAGGCCGGAGCCTTAGAGCGCATTTCACCGGCAACGCGAGACGGCTTGTAACGATAATCGGCCCAGGCTTCCTGATAACCAAAAACCTCATCATCCTGGGCGGTGCCCTGGGCGTAAATTTCCTTGTTCAGAATAGGCTGCTCACCGATATTGGCGAAAACCGGGAAATAGTAGTCCAGGCGGTCACGACGAGACCAGAAACGTTCGAGGCCCTGCTGATAGGTATGGTCATAACGGGCAACCATAATGCCGATCACGAAACCATGCTCAACAAAGGACTTAATAAAATCACCATGAACGTCAGTAGTAACAGAGAAAGCGGCAGTATCGCCGAGAGGAGTGCCATCAGCCTGGGTCGCGGAATTCTGGACAACCTGATTGATATTAACAGGTATACGGTTGCCGCCAAGATACTCAGGACGCTGGAGGCGAGCATCGGGAGAAGTAACGCCAAAATGAGACTTGAGGATTTCAATGTAACGTGAACCTCCTCTTGCATCCTTCTCGTAAAGTTTCTGGACCTGAAAGGCCATGCGCAACTGGTTGATAGTGGCCGCCGTCACAGAACCAGACTGAAGAGCCCACAGGTTGTCAAAGTACAACGTGCCAGAACGGAGAGAACCGGAGCCAAAATCCATACCGGTAGAGGTAGAATTAACCTCAGTAGCAGAGGCACCAGTACGGCCAAAGTTGAAAGTCTGCTTAATACTAGAATAATCTTTATCGCTCTCAACACCAGAAGCCCAAGCAGACATAGGGGACTTAAAGAGAGAATGGTCAACACGTTCGGCAAGAGAAACAACGGGAAGATTACCACCCTGGCCGACAGGAATGGTTACATCAGGGCCTTTCTGCGGAGCAGGCAGAGCGGAAGTGAAGTAGTCATGGAACTTGGCGGCCTTGAAGGGCATACCGCCTTTAACAACATCGGTGATATAGTTGGTGCCATTGGAACCTGCAAGGGTAGCATCATCCACAGGGATGTTGAGGGGGTCAGAGAGATTCTCATCACGGAACCACTCATTCATGATGAGAGCGTAGGCACGGAAAGGCAGCGCGTTAACGGAAAGATTAGCAACACCGGTAGGGATACCCATGTAATCGGCAATCGAACCAATAGACCAACCGCCGGAAGGGGCAGTCACCTGGGGGACGGAATACTCGGTGGTGGGAATCCAAGCGGACTGTGTATTCTCACCCATCAACTCACGCCAATGCTGCCAGACGATACGGTTAGGCACGAAGTAAAAATAGGTGTCAAGATAAAGATTGTCCATCATGGGAGTGAGCAGAGTTTGCAGGCGGGCAACCATAGAGGTCTTCAACTGAAAAGTATCACCGGGAAGAACTTCATCCACATAGAAGGGGATAACGTCTCCGACGTTGAAACTGAGTTTAACACTATGGTCACGCCGAAAAGTGCTACGAGCAATGTCAAGGTTAGTAGGATTAAGAGCAAATCTTGTATTTTCATTACGAGACAAGTTAATACCTCCAGTCTGTAACAGTTGTTCAAAAGGAGGGGCCCATGGGGGCCCCTCGCTCTCTGTTGTTCACACGGCCAGGGCGGCCGTGTAGGCTGCTTTAATCAGATTCAGCCAATGTCAGGAATATGAAATTTAACCAGCGGGTGAGGCTGGGGCGGGGGTAGATGCATCACCTCCTTCACTGGAATGGCCCTGGGAGGCCGTAGGAGGCTCACCAGCAGGTTTTCCGGTGGCGGGGGGTGTAACCATACCCATAGCCTCTAACCAGCTATCAGAGCCTGCCTGAGCGAGCCAGGCATGGAAAGATTGGCCGAACTTCTCACGGGTTTCGAGGGGTAAGCTCATAAACGTCTGCTCGGCCTCTATCATGTGATTGAGCAGCCCGGCATAGGTCTGAGGCATTTCAGAAAAATCACCAAACATGCCTTGCACCTTTTGCAGAGCGGCAGTATCACCGGCATTGAACCTGTCCATAATTTTATGGAGGTCAACGGAATCTTTGTGGGACTGGATGAAGGCATAGAGGTCTTCTTTGCCGCTCTCCTTGAGGGTCATAACACCGAAGCGGTCGAACTCAGGGGAATAGAGAATCTTTTCGCCGGAGCCGGGCTCAGAGCAAAAATGCTCCTGATCGCGGTGCCAAGTCTGGAACATCAGACATCCTCCTTCTGCTGCATGGAGCGAAGAACCTCCGCGCCGTCGGAAATGAGCTCATGAAGCTGCGCCGGAATGAGAACGCCCTTATCAGTATCAAACTCACCAATACGGAAAAGCTGAAAATCAGAAGCATGGGTAAAAAGCACGCCTTTAGATTCCATAATGGCGTTAGCAAAATTGCGAGCGGCGATATAGTCATTCTGCTCAGTGTTGAGACCGAAGAAACCGGAACGCAGGTCACGAATGGCGTAAACGTTAAGCATCATTTTTATCATCCTCCAAAAAACCAGAAATTTCAATCAAACGGATTTGAAGCTCCAAGGCCTGAAACTGGTAAAAATAAACTAGTAAAAATCGAGGCCTGAAACTGGTAAAAATAAACTAGTAAAAATCGAGCTCCATGTTGAGGGAACGCCAAACTTTATTCACATCCTGATACCTCCACGATAGATTTTAGGATTCACGTTGATGCGCTTGGAATTGACGGCGGTGTGACGAAAAACCTGCCTATCCTGAGAGCGCTTCATTTTTCGAGCCATGATTACAACTCCCTTCTCAAATTTTTTATACGGTTATGGAACACGCGCTCCTGGGTCTCAAGGATTTCCTCATAAGTCATGGTGGACTGAGCCAGCTTGGCCTTCTTGCCTTCCTCGGCAAAGTGCTTGCGCTTGGCCTTAATCTCAGCCATAAGCTCCGGTTGTTCGAGGTCAAACAGCTTATCGAAATACTTGGGAGGGCGAATCTTGCGACCGCCATCAGGAGTAGAAATAGAGATTGTGTCATACTCCATACACTCGGGATGGTCTTCGTACCATTGGCGGCCAATACCAGGACGGCGGGACATATCGACATACTCTGGTTGGATGTTAAACGTCTGGTAGACATCAGCATCGGGACCAGAGGCTTTCTTGAGGACATACCGAGCAACGTAAGCGCATGTTTCCCAGTTAACTTGACCAACCAAGACATAGCCGATAGGCTTCCGGATGCAAGGG